CTCAAAAAAAACTCGTGAAAAATTATCAATCGCTCATAAAAATCCAGTTTTTACTCCAACTTGGAAACAAAATATAAGTAAAGCCTTAAAAGGAAAACCTCACAGCAAAGAGCATATTGCTAAACTTCCACAAATGCAAAAAGGATATATGGCAGGCGAAAAACATCCGAAAGCATTATTTACCAATAATCAAATCCAAGAAATTAGGCAACTGATTAAAGAAGGCAAGCGAGATGGAGAAATTGCAAATTTATATAATGTTCATTCTGGCAGAATAAATTTTATTAGACATAAAAGGTCTTATGGTTCAGTAAAATGAAAAAAGAAAAACAAACTAAAAAAATGGGACGACCTTCCAAGATTGAAAAAATTGATTGGGAAGAATTTGATAATTTGTGCAGTTTTCAATGCACAGAAGAAGAGATTGCTTCTTGGTATGGAGTTGGCATTGAGACAATAAAGAGAGCAGTCAAGCAAAAAAAAGGAATGACTTTTGAGCAGTATTTCAGTCAAAAAAGAAAAAAAGGATTACTTTCTTTGAGACGCAGACAAATGCAAATGGCATTGGCAGGAGACAAGACCCTTATGATTTGGCTTGGAAAACAATATCTCAGCCAAAAAGATAGGTCTGAAAGTGATATAAATATCAATCAACTCAATGAGGTTCTTGAAAATGTTGCAAACATTATTACCAAAGAAATCAAAGACCCGTTGGCAGTCCAAAGGATTATCTCCCAGTTCACTAATGGCGGAGTTAGGCAAGCGTTTGCAAGCAAAAATTGAGGATGTTGGATTGACACCTTCAGAGTGGGCTTGCAAGCATAGATTTTTTAAGGACAATCAGGATGAGGTTCGCCTATATTCCTTTGAGGGCTATGAATTCCTGCGGGCGATACAGGATGACAGATCGCCCACGAATGATATTGAAAAGAGCAACCAAGTGGGCATATCGGAAATCCTGATCAATGGCTCTTTGTATATGCTGGACATAGAGGGTAGGGATGTCCTGTATCTTATGCCTACCGAAAGGGATGTCAGCGACTTCTCATCGAGCAGAATTAGACTTTCAATACAACGGAGCGAATATCTGCAACGTCATTTTACTAATATTGACAATGTTAGACACAAGATTATGAGAAACTCTAACTTTTATCTGCGTGGAACTAAATCAAAAAGTGGACTTGCATCCGTTCCTGTATCAGCCTTAATCATAGATGAGTTCGATTTTACGAACCAAGAACAAGTCTCCGATGCACAGAAGCGTCTGTCAGGTCATACCAATACAATTCAAATCAATGCATCAAAACCAACCATACCAGACTTTGGCATTGATAAGATTATAAAAGAAACAAAACAAAATCGATGGAATGTTAAATGTCTTTATTGCCATAAGTGGCAACCACTGGAGTGGGAGGCTAATGTCAATTATAAAGAGGTTGAGTCTGTTATGTTCTGTCGTTATTGCACGGCGGTTTGGTCTGAAAAACAGAGGCTTGACATTATCTCAAAGGGCGAATGGCGACCCGATAGTCCAAAGTCAGACAAACAGGGTTATCACATTAGCCAACTATATTCGCCAGCCCGCACAATACAGCAATTAGCAGATGAATACAATGATATCAAAGGCGATGAAGCGAAGGCTACGGCATTTTATAATGGAGTTCTTGGTATTCCTTATGTTGCAAAAGGTTCAAGCCTTAATGATGTTATATTGGGCGAATGTCTCGGCGACTACTATATGAAGCAGAAGGCAACACATACCACAATGGGTATAGATGTAGGTAGGGTGCTACATGTCGTGATTGATAAATGGAAGGGCGATGTCAAAAAGCACATTTGGATTGGCGAGGTCGGTCAATTTGAGGAATTGCCGAATCTGATGAAAATTTATGGCGTTGATTGCTGTGTAATAGATGGTGCATATGATGCCCGAAAGGCAAGAGAATTTATTGAACAATTTAGAGGTAAATCTTTCGCTTGCTTCTATCCAGAGATGCGATTTGTTGAAAAGATTATACAAGTCAATGATGAGACTCAAACGGTTAAGGCTGACAGAACTGCGACATTGGATAAGTTCTTTGCTCGATACAAAATGAAACAGGCGATTATCCCATTGGATAGACCGAAGGACTTTTTCGCACAATTAAAAGCACCCAAAAGAATATATATGGAAAAAAAATCAGGAGGAATGGTCGCACGATATAAAGAGACGAGTGCAGACCACTACACACATGCGGGCTCATATAGTGAAATAGCCCATGATATTATAGGATTAAATCCTGTGATAAACATATCTTTCATAGAGGACTAATATGAGTTGGATTACCAAAATTTTTGGTATTGATAAAAAAATCGCTTCTGCGGTGGAAAGAGTAATGAGAACTTATGTTACTGGAGATGAAACCTTTGAGGATGAAGATAGAATAGCGAGTTATGGGGACTATATCAAGACCTATCCAGAAATTGTCTGGGTCTATGCCTGTGTTTCAAGGCTGGGTAAGGACATCGCTCAAGTTCCTTTTAGGCTATTCAAGGACGATAAGGAGATTTTTGACCATCCCATCCTGTCGCTTCTATCAAACACCAATTCGTTCCAAACGGAATATGACCTCAAAGAAATGACTATGATTTGCCTTGGTCTGACTGGCAACGCTTACTGGTATCTGATTATGTTGGGCAATGAGATAAAAGAGATTTGGACTAAACCACCTAACTTTATGAAGATTGTGCCTGATGCTCAAAAGTTTATCAAGGAATATCAATACATTCCAGAGCCAGGCAAAATCTATTTATACAAACCAGAGGAGATAATCCATTTCAAATTTGCCAATCCGATAAATGCTTGGTATGGACAGTCGCCCATATCGGCAGGAGCGAACTCAATTATAACAGAACGATACGCCATAAACTACAATAAGGACTTCTTTAAGAAGGGCGGAAGGCTATCATCTTACATTTCAGCAAAAGGTGCATTATCAAAAGAAAGCTTTAAACGAATGGAGAAGCAGATTAAAACCAAATATAAGGCGAACTTTCATGGTATAGGATTATTTGATAGCGATTCCGAATGGAAGCAAATAGGTTTGTCGGCAAAAGATGCAGAGTTCATTCAAGGCAGAAAAATGTCCCGTGATGAGATATGCTCAATCTTTGGTGTGCCTCCCTTGATGATAATGAACATGGAGGCAGCGTCAAAACTCGCTAACGCAGAAGTGCAGAGACGATTATACTGGCGTGATACGGTAACGCCATTGCTAACCAAAATCACTGGAACGCTCACGGAATTTTTATGCCCTAAATATGATGACAAGCTATACATCACCTTTGACAAGGAATACATAGATAGTTTGCTAAAGGACGAATCAGAAGAAAGGAAGGATGACAAAAATGATGTCAATAGCGGAATAATAACGATTAACGAGGCGAGAGAAAACAGGGGACTCAATCCAGTCAAATGGGGCGATACTTGGCACAGACCAATCAATTTAATTGAAGTCGGCGAACCTGTGCCTGCGAAGGCGATTGCCTTACTGGAGACCAAGTCTGACCTGTCCCGATGGAAGAGGTTCAATCTTTTACTTCAAAAGTTTAGCAAGATACAGAAGCCTTTGGTGACGCATTATTTTGTTGAGCAGGAGAAACAGATAATGAGGAGCATAAAAGGGAACGAACAGGTTATTGCAAAGGCAGTAAAACAGGCGAAGGAAGGCAGAAAGTGGGGATATATAACCAAGGATATTGATATGATGCCAGAACCCAATAGGGAGATGCTGTCCACTGTGACCAAAATCAAGGGCGTGATCACGACGAGTGTCGAGGAAAGTGGCAAGTTGGCAGCGGTGGAACTCGGCACAGAATTTGATATTACCAGTCCCAATGTGATTCGCTGGATTGAGCAGAATGCCAAGAACCTGATTAAGGGCATAAACAAGACCACATTGGGACTGGTAATATCAAAAAGGCTGTGAAGGAAAGTATTGAGGCTGGTGAAGGAGTGGAGGCAATCAAAGAGAAGGTTGGGCATATTATGAACATAGCAAAGACATCAAGGGCAGAGATGATTGCACATACGGAGACTTCAAAGGCATTAAACTTCGGCACGCTTGAGAGTTATAAACAGAGCGAGGTTGTTGAGAAAAAAGAATGGCTTGTGAATGACCCGTGTCCTATATGCACGCCGATGGCAGGCGAAGTCGTAAAATTGGACGAGGCTTTCAGCAATGGATTGGACGCACCACCTGTGCATCCTCGTTGTTTTTTGCATCACAGCACAAAAATTATCACAGATGAAGGAATAAAAAATATCAATAAAATTAAAGTTGGAGATAATGTTTTGACACACAAAGGACGATATAGAAAAGTAATTCGCCTTCTTAATGATACAAAGCGATATAAAGGCGAAGCAATAAAAATAAGATTTAAGGGTAGCAAAATAGACAAAGGACGATGGCAAACAAGATATACAACTACAATAACCCCAGAGCATCCTTTTTTAGCAACAGAAGGTTGGATAGAAGCCAAAGACTTAACGACAAAACACAATATTTATGTGCTTGCTTCAGAATGTAAATATTGTGGGACTATTTTGCCTTTTTGGAAAACATCTTGTGGAAATAAATGTGCTTTAACTAAAAAAGTTAGATTAAAAATAAGTAAATCCAAAACAGGAGAAAAAAATTGGATGTATAATAGAACTAAAGAAAAACATCATTCTTGGAAAGGTGGCAAGATTTGGTGGCGTGGAAAAGAATGGAACAATTTAAAAAGAGAAATTATTAAAAGAGATAACTTTAGATGTCAAGAATGTGGAATGATACAAGTAGAACATTTAGAAAAATACAAACAACCATTGCATGTTCATCATATAACTCCTTATAGACAAACTCAAAATAATTCATTAGATAATTTAATAACCTTGTGTTGTGTTTGTCATAGTAAAACTGAAGGAACTAAAAATATAGATATATTGAAAAGTGGAGGAGCAACTTTTATAAGTGTTCCTGTTTTGGAAGTAAAAAAGATTGCTAATTTTGAAGGAGAAAAAAGATATAATTTTGCAGTGGAAGAAGATGAAAGTTATATTGCAAATGGATTGGTAGTCCATAATTGTGTCTGCACTTTGATTCCAGTAATAAAATAACAGAAAGGAGTGAAATGGAAGGATTGAATCAAGCAAATCATATCTGCGATGGCTGTGTGAAGCAAAAAGGATGCATTGATTTAATGCAAATGACGAATGATCTTAATGGTCTTGTTTCGTTATTCGTCAGAGCCAACGGAAAAGGCAAGAAAATATCTGCGAAAGTTGGATTTATAGTGCATCAGTGCAAAAATATGTCCAAGGTTGCAATGCCAAAAGTTATAATTCCAACTAATTTGAATTAAGAAAGGAGATAATTATGCTGATAGGGAAATCGAAGGTCAAGGCATATGTGAAGGGCAAGGACTTGGGATTGAAGATAAGTAAGAAATACTACGAACTTTTGAACGAGGTAGTCAAAAAGATGATTGACGAGAATATCGTCAATACGCAAAAGGCGAAAAAGAAAACATTGGGGCATTATTCGTTTGTTGACATAGGATTTGAGGAAGAAGAATCCTGCCCTTGTTCAGAATCAAAAGCCGAATCAAATATAACAGGTCATCCAGCCGAAGTTCCAGAATTAGAAGAAATTCCAGAGACAACCAATAATTTCACAGAATGAAAGGAGGATAATATGTCTTATTTGAATGAGATAGAGTTAAAGCCATATCCAAATGAACATAGCTGAAGACTAAAAAGTCCAGGGAACTATGATGAGTTCCGCAGAAACAATGATCGCTTTGGTTCTGGTATACACGCCATATTCGGCATAAAGTTGAAACCGAAGCGAGTATCGGAATTGCAGGCGATTCGCTTTGATAAGACCAAATTTACAGTCGCACAAGCAAAAAAGTGGGTCAAAGACCACGACCACAAATGTATTTTATTTGAACCAGCAAAAAAGGAGGAAACTGTGCAAAAATTGAAAGTGTTCCATGCAGAGATAAAGGAAAGGTTAAGCATTGACAAGAGGCTTGGTAAGATAGTCGGCTATGCCTCGACAAGGGATTTGGACAGAGGCAACGATATTGTCAAACCGTCGGCATTTGAAAAGGCGATGGATATCTTTATGAAAAATCCTATTGTTTTGTATATGCATAATATCTATCAACCCATTGGTAAGATTGTTGATACAACAATAAATAGCAAAGGCTTAAAAATAGAGGCTCATATACAGAAATCGGCGAAAGATGAGATGGGTGATAACATTTGGGAAAAGATTGAACTTGGCATATTGAAATCTTTCTCAATCGGATATAAATGTATTAAGGATTTTATTGATGATAAGACGAATGTGAGAACATTGGAGGAGTTGGCATTGCTTGAAATATCCGTAGTTTCTCTTCCTATGAACGTTAATGCCCTTTTCTCGCTCGCCAAATCTTTCAATGACGGCACAGATTTAATCAGGCTCGGCGATTATCCACAACCCATTTTGGAGAAAAAAGATAATAAGGAGGAAGACGATGCGAACGGAGAAGTCAAAAAATTAGAAAAGGAGGAAAAAGACAAAAAGATAGTGGAAGATGAGGCTCAACAGCTCATTGATAATCAGAAGATAATTAAAGCCAATCTTGCTTTCCAAAGGACGATGGATGACTTGGAAGGTATCAAGTCTAAACTGATTGAGCCAAAAGAGGCAGAAAGGCGATTGAGCGAGACAATCAAAACGGAATTAGCCAAAGAATAAGTATTTTTGGAAATGATTTTGGGCTTTTAGTTTTATAAGAAAGGAGATAGTTATGACTGAAGAATTGGTAACAATACCAAAGGAAACCCTTGACGGGTTTGGGAAAGATATTAAGGAGATTAAAGACAGGATTGACAAAGGAGATGTTGACGAGGCGAAACTCAGTCAATTTGAAGGAATTGTCAAAAAGCATCTTCAGAGCTTCAAAATTCAAGGCAAACGAGATATCTCGACCAAATTGATGGGTGATTCCTCAATGAGACATTTACCTGTTGAAATGCAGGAGACTGCCGATGATCTTTTGATTACGTCAACTATAATGGCTGGCACAAAAGATAGCGGAGTGAGGAGCGTCAAAGATTTAAAGTGGTGGAATGAAAAATTGCCTAATGAGATGGTGGACTATCATCAGCCTGTCAAGGAACTGAAGGCTGCAATGGATACCCAGACAGCGACAGAGGGTCTGGAATGGTATCCGACCATCCATTCGCCAGAATTGGTGAGAAAATTGTATCTTGAGTTGCAGGTCTTGAACCTGTTCCGTCAATTTACAATGAAATCCTCAAGCATGATTTGGAATCTGCTTTTGGCAAGACCAGTGGGCTACTATCATGCAGAGCAGACAGACGACACTGGACAAACCAAGAAAGAGAAAGTTGTTCTGGAAACAGGCAAGAAAACCATCACTGCCCTTGTGAATGCTGCGGAGGTTGTATTCTCTGATGATATAGAGGAAGACAGCATTGTTCCGCTCATTCCAATCATCAAGCAGCAGTTGATAGAAGGCATTGCCGCATCTATGGAGAACGCTGCTATCAATGGAGATACATCCGCACCTCATATGGACAGCGATGTAACAGAGACGAAAGACAAAAGGAAGCATTATGTGGGAATGCGTTATCAGGCTTTAACAGGCGGATATACGCAGAACCTTGCGACCTTCTCCTATGAGAATCTTTTGAAGCAAAGGTCTCTGATGCTTAACTACGGCGTCAATCAAGCTAAATTGGCTTGGATTTCAGGN